ATCCATCCTTCCGGTATAGTCATACCCTTTACAACTTTAACATCTTCAGATTTTTTACTCATATGTGAATTCCTCCTTATATAATTTATTAAGATGATATATACGCATCATGTATTATTTTGCTTGTCAATTACGTGAATAATTTATTAATTTAATGTAAATAATCTATAATATATTCTTTTGATGTGATTGTAGAGTTAATTGACAAGTGAAATAATACATGATACAAAACCTTAAAAATGATAAACTTGCAATTGGATAACTTAGATGAATTTAAATGACCTTATTGATGTGGTATAATGCTGTAGTATAGCTGTTGGTTGCGTATTGTAGGCGTTTGGTGGTGTTGTATATGTGTGTGATGGACATTGTGGAATGTGTTGTTGTGTGTGTGTTGTGTGTTGCT